CCCGTGCTGCGGTCCCTGCTGCGGCCCATGCTGCGGCCCATACTGCGTCCCGTGCTGCGGTCCCTGCTGCGGCCCATACTGCGTCCCGTTCTGCGGCCCATACTGCGTCCCGTGCCGCACTTGCGGCCTCTACTGCTGCCCCTGCTGCTGCGGCGCGCTCATCGTCTGTTGCGTTGTCGTTGCGGAGCATTGCGATCTGATCGCGAATACGGCTGTCGTTTTGGCATCCGGATTCGTAGATGTGCAAAACCTGCTCGGCACACCATGCTTGAAAGTGCCTCGCCAGTCGGTAATCCGGCATAGCGCACGACAGCACCCACAAAGCGTCGTCTAACCCGTTGCTGTCGAGAACGGTGAGTAGATTCAGCGGCTCATTATCGGCTTTTGTTTTGCCCAGGTGGGAAAGCAGCTTCCCCCACCCGTCCGCGCATGGCTCTGCTTTGCGGATACGGTTGAGCGTTGTTGTACTGTTGTATTCTAGTGTCATGTGGCTTCCTCCCAAGGGGGTGATTTGATCGTGATTTTGTTTTGTCGCGGCTCTGCGATGGAGCTTGTAGGGAAGTTCGATTTCACGACAGTTTTTAGGGATGGGTCGCGTTTTGGTTTTGGTGGCGGTTTGAGTTCTTTTGTTCGCGTCCACATGACTATGTCTTGGTATGTGCGCCGATCGTAGGTCATTCCGCCTTCTTCGTCTTTTGCCCATATCAGCGCCTGCGTTAGGTCTATTGGCTTGAGGAATGTGTGCGCTGATTTGCTTTTGCCACGAGTTACGCGCTCATAAATCTGCACCATAGACATTGCGTGATCTTGTGGCATGGCTTCATTGAGGACTTCCGCCCATATGTCTGGCGTCATTTTGCCATCCTGAAGCGGTAAGGCATGGTTAGGCTGGTTCTTGTGCGGTCAACGATGCCTTTTTCGCAATATCGGCGCAGTGTTCGTCGTACTGTGTCGTTTTTTATTCCGATGTCATGGGCGATCTGCGCCGCAGTCCTGTCGGGGTTTTCACGCACATAGGCGAGGATCTCCGCCATGCGCTTGGTTGGTTTTGGCGGTTGTCTTTTTGCTGGTGGTTTGTATGTGTTTGGTCTGTCTGCTGCGATTTCCTTTGCTCTTGCCATGTCGATTTTTGCTTGTCTGGCAATTGCTGCGCCAAGCGTTGCTTCTTGTTGCGGTGTCATGTTTTTCCTTCCATCGGTTACTTACCATCCAATCGCACCTTACGAAACACCGCAGCATCGCGCAAGGTGCGATGTAAGGCAAAATCCAAATAAACCGGTTAGTAAGTCTCGCTATCTGTTAAGGTCTTGTTTTTACTCTCTAATAACCAATAGTATAGATAGTATATATAGATATATATAGATAGAAAGAGAACAAAAGAAAGGGGACCATGAGGCCCCCTGCTATCCGTACTATTGGTTATCGGCTTTTGTTTTCAGCACCTTAGCTAACTATCCGTTTGCTATCCGTGCTATCCGTTCAGCTTGTAGCGCTTGGATTTTACACCATTTTTTGCCACTGCCTCGGCCTCAGACGCTACACCCTGAGCGACCATTTCTGCAAGCGCTTTTTCAATGTCCTCCCGTTTAAATTTCCGCAGTCGGTTGCAGATCACGCCCAACGTCTCGCCTTCGTCGGCAATCAGGTTGGCAATCTTGGCGCGCAAAGCCATTTTGGGCGCATCCTTTTCGCGGTCGTTGCCGATCACCAGGCGGGCCTTTTCCTGCACGTCACGATAGATCAGGGCAAACGCCCATCGCACATGCTCCACAGTTCGCAATCCTTCCGGAACGGCAAGGATCAATGAAACCTTGCTGACCAGTTCGTAGGCCCCCAGAAACAGCGCCTCCAGACCGCTGGCGGACTTGTGCTTTACCGCTTGATCCTCAAACCACTCGGTAACGTCATCCAGCAAGTCTATCGCCGCATCGGTCGTTGGCGTCTGGATGCGCGGCCCGTAATATTCCACCCTCGCCCCCGCCCCCTGGTCAAATTCCCCCGCTCCGTAGAGTTGCATCAAACTCATTTCCAACTCGGGGGGCATGGGCTTTTTCTTGAACCTGCGCTTGCTGCGCGGCGCTGTGTCCCGCTCGTTGAAAATCAGCGCGCGCCCAATGAAGCCGTTTGTGGCGCTGTTGAAGTCTACCAGATCATCGAACGTGACCGGCGTTGTGAATCCGATCAACGACAAGAATGGGCGCTCTATGCCTTTGTCGAGATTGCCCAGAGACCTTTCAACAGCATCTGCGCGGGCAACGTCGCCAGGCTTTGCGTCGTTTTCCTCAATCCGCTTCTTGATCTGTGACAGATCCTTGATCATTGCCGATCGCAGTTCTTCCTTCATGTCACCCGTCACCAGCATAAAGCCGTCAGCCTTGCTGTATGCCTGCATCAACATTCCGATAACGCCATCAAGATACGCTGCCCCGCCGGACTTTTGCGCGTTCTTGATCTTGGCAAGAAAGATCCCGATTTCGTCAATCACATAAGCCGCCATTTGGTGCCGCGTGAGGTTCCGAATTATCTCCTGTTCCGACTTGATCGCGCCGTGCGTGGCGGGTGCAATGCCTGCGGCTCTGTGAAGCCCCGCCACGCCCTGCTGAATGGCTTCTTTGCCCGTCCGTGACCCTGCCACGCAGAACGTAAACAGATTGCACGAAACGCCGTCCCTGTCGTCTGTGTAGCGCATCCCAAAAATGTTGCCCAAGGCGGTCAAAGCGCCGGCAACTGCCAGATGCTTGCGCGGTCGCCGTGATTGCCCCTCTATCCAGTCGGCACATACCCCGGCAAAGCCTGGGGGCGCGGTCAGGTCGATCCCGGCAATATCGCATGGCAACCCGTCTTTGCGCGTTTCGGTGCGTTCCGGATCCGGGCTTTCCGTGTCCTGATCGGATGCCAGTTCAACAGGCATTTTCCAGCCGCCTGCCTCAGCGTAATGAATCAGCGTGCCAATCCGAACTGGGTTTGCCGATCGGCCAAAGCTGTGCCAGTGGCTCTGCATGTTGTCGGCGCTGTATTTATCGCCACGGCCTGACCATTCGTCCCAAACCTCAAACCCGGTTCCGCCTGTGGCGTCGTGAACCGCCATCCCGCATCGGATCCACGTTTCATAATCGCAATCCGGATCCACATGGGCTAGCATGTCTGCGATGTCAGAATGCGCCACGTCGATTGCTCGACCATCCCATTCGGCCCTGTGGCGGTCTGGCCTGATGAGTTTGGCAACCAGATCGGCGGGCGCGTCGTCAATGTCGTCTGGCGTGCCGATCGCTATCACGTAGGTTTTGCCAGATCGGTGCAGGCTACCAGGGCCCACAACATAGCCGCTACTTTTGAAGTCTAAGCCCGGATAGTCTGGGTGTTTGGATACCAGAGCGGCCCCGGTTGGGGCTTTGAAATAGTAGTGCTTTGACCCGTCGCCGCTGCCTGTACTGACCACCAAACCCGCGCCACTGATCTCGGGAATGTCGCCCATCAGCTTCTCAAGGCTATCCCCGCCGCCGTTGCGGATGTCCACATCTACGACAATCAAGCCATCACATAGGACGCCATACCCTGTAGGCATTTGGTACTCTGTGATGGTTTCCCATTGTTCGTCTGACCAGTGCGGCGTGTGCTGCCAGTTGCTGGCAACAGGGTGCTTTCCTGCGGCCTCTGGCGGGCATCCGTCAAAGCCGCATTGGCATTTGTCGCCCCGGATCTCGTGCAGCGGGAAAACCCGAAAACCTGCGTCACGGAATGCCGTCGCTTCCTCTGCTGCGCTCATTTCGCGGCGCTCGCCTGATCGTCAATGAATTTCAGAATGATGTTCAAAGTCTCAAGTTTTGGCGGCCTCTTGCCCATCCGGATCTTGCTGATGGTGTTGCGGTGCAGGCCCGTGGCGCGCTGTATATCCGCAACTTTGTGATTCTCAAGTTCGGCCCTGATTTTTTCCATGTCGATCATTGATCTATCCTTTTTTGCGCTTTCACGCTTGACACTTGCACTTTCGACAGTGCATTGTCAACGGGCCGGGTAGAGAGCCTGCACCGGCCAGGCGGGCCAATGGCCATACATAGGAGAATACGATTTGAGCGTAATGGATAGCATCCAGACACCGGGCGACCGTCCCGTTATCGTGACGGTCTGCGCCGACAGCGGTATGGGCAAAACGTCCTTTGCCGCGACATTCCCGAAACCAATTTTTGTGAGGGCTGAGGACGGTTTACAGGCCATTCCTCAGACGAAACGGCCCGACGCTTTTCCGCTCATTCAAGAGGTGGGGGACTTGTGGGCGCAGCTTGCCGCGCTTTGCAACGATCCGCACGATTATCAGACTGTGGTGATTGACAGTGTGACGGCGCTTGAGCGGCTTTTTATTCATGACATCATGTCACGACCGGGGGAAAAGGCATCTAGCATCAATCAAGCGCTGGGTGGGTATGGTGCAGGACCAGCGGCGGTTGCGGCCATGCACCAACGGGTAAGGAAGGCCGCTGGCATTTTGAATGAACGGCGCGGGATGCACGTTGTCTTTGTGGCGCACGCTGATGTTGAGACAATGAAGCTGCCAGATAGCGACGACTACCAGCGCTATAGCTTGCGCCTGCCGTCGAAGTCTCAGCCGCCTTATGTCGATGATGTAGATATTGTTGGATTTATCAAGTTGACGATGTTTACACGCGGCGAAGATGGTGAGCGCAAAAAGGCGATTTCGACGGGTGAGCGGGAAATGATTTGCCACGCTGCGGCGGCGAACGTCTCGAAAAACCGCTTTGGCATCACTGACCCGCTGCCATTGCCGATTGGCCAGAACGTTCTGGCGGAGTTTGTTCCCAGCCTGAATGGCGAAACAATGGCGGACGGCCCTGTTTTTGTTAGACCAGCGTCTAACATTGGTGAAAATGAAGAAGAATTGAAGGAGGAAACCGCATGAGCGATTTTTGGGGACTGAGCGACGGCGGGTCTGCCGCTGATACCGGAACGGAATTTGAGATCGCAAGCGGAAACCTGGATCCGATCCCTGACGGGTCTACGGTTCTGGCGCTGATTGACGAGGCGAAATGGGACAAAAAGGACGATGCAAATTTCATATCTTTGCGTTGGTCTGTTCTTGCGCCGGATGAGTTCAAAAACCGCAAGGTGTTTCAAAAGCTGTGGGTGACGGATGACAAACCGGATGCAAAAAACTCTGGAGACGCAGAGAAAAAGCGCGATAGGGCGCGCAGGATGCTTGCCGCCATTGACGAGAACGCTGGAGGCAAGCTGGTTAAAAGCGGGGCACCGACTGACGACACCATGACCCAGCACCTCACCAACAAGCCGATGGTGATCAAGTGTATGGAATGGTCCGTGACCAGTCGGGAAAACCCAAATGAAGTCATCCGGGGCAATTGGATTGCGGCTGTTGGCCCTAAAACGAATGAGTTGCACGCTGCGAAGGCCAAAGCCCCGCCTAAGCCTTCCGGCGGTGGCTATGCGGCGCCATCCGGCCCGAGCGTCGACATGGATGAAATTCCGTTTTGATAACATGACGCATCAACGGGGCGGCGCTCTGCCGTCCCGGATATAAGGGAATGGAGAAACATGGAACAACGCAGCGAAGAATGGTTTGAGGCGCGGCGGGGACGGGTAACGGCCAGCATGGTTGGCGCGATCCTCGGGAATAGCCCGCACATGACGCGGGAACAGGCGATGCGCCGCATGGTGCGCGATTGGCACGGCGCAGAGAGTGAATTCACCGGCAACGTTGCCACTGAATACGGCACGTTTCACGAGGACGGCGCGCTTGCCGAATATGTCATGGAGACAGGACAAGCGGTTGATGCGGAGGGGTTTTTAACCCGCGAAGAATGGGCGGGGTGCAGCCCTGACGGGTTGATCAGCATCACGGGCGGTCTTGAGATTAAGTGTCCATTTGGCAAGCGCAAGATGCAGCCTGGCGACACGTTCAAAACGCTCGATGAACAGCCCCACTACCATGACCAAGTTCAATTCAGCATGTGGGTTGCGCAGCGTGCCTTTTGGGATTTTTTTCAGTGGGCGCCGGGCGGGACTGCCCTTGAGCGTGTCTATCCCTGCACCAAATGGAGGTCTAAAAACCTGCCGAAACTCAAAGAATTCTGGGATGAGTTTTGCGAGGAACGACAGCAGGACAACGCCCAAAAGCACCTTGAGCCGTTGCGCGCTGAGATTGACACGCCGGAAGCGTCTAGGCTCATGGATGAGTATGACCAGTTGAGCGATGCCATCGAAAACGCCAGGGAACGCCGCGACGAGGTGCGGGATCAAATCATCGGCATGTGTGTTGGCAAGAGCGCGATTGTGGCGGGGCGCAAGGTGACAAAGGTCACAAAAGTTGGCAGCGTGTATTATGCCAAGGCGCTATCAAAATATGCGCCAGACGCTGACCTTGAGCCGTTCCGTGGAAAGCCAAGCACGTCATGGAGGATCGGATGAGCCTTGAAGAATACCGGAAGTTCATCAATTCAAAGGCTCCAATCGTTGCCCACGACGGATTGTCCGATTTAGTCACAAGCCCGAAAGCCAAGGCGCATCAAAAAACATCCATTGAGTTTGCGCTAAATCTAGGACGCGCTGCTCTTTTCCTTGATACCGGATTGGGGAAGTCGCTGTGCGAATTGGATTGGGCAAGGCAGGTATCAGAGGAAACAAGAAAGCCTGTTTTGATTTTAACGCCTTTGGCGGTTGCAGCGCAGATGGTCAGGGAAGGCGAAAAATTTGGAATTGACGCGCGCCAGATACGGGAACCGGAGGATGTTGGTTCTGGCGTGCTTGTTGCGAACTATGAGCGGCTGCACAAGTTTGACGTATCAAAATTTGGCGGCGTTGTATTGGATGAAAGCAGCATTCTCAAATCGTTTGCGGGACGCACTCGCAATATGCTGATGGATGCGTTTCGAGATACGCGGTTCAAGCTGGCCGCGACGGCCACGCCCAGCCCGAACGATCATACAGAACTGGGCAATCATGCTGAGTTTCTGGGCGTCATGAGGCAACAGGAGATGCTGTCAAAATGGTTTATCAACGACACGTCAACTGCGTCTCAGGATTGGCGGTTGAAAGGTCACGCCGTCGAGGACTTTTGGTCGTGGGTGGCCTCATGGTCCAGATGTGCGACGTTGCCAAGCGACATTGGCGGGGATGACACAGGATATGTCTTGCCCAGCATTGACCGCAAGATCCACGTTGTTGAGGCGGATCGCACTATGGACGCTCAAGGCATGTTGTTTCGCATTCCTGAAATGTCTGCCACCAGCTTTCATGCTGAAAAGCGCATAACTTTAGAACAGCGATGCGAGCGCGCGACAGAACTGGCATCGCACGATAAGCCTGTGACGGTTTGGTGCGAGACAAACGACGAAAGCAAGATGCTAGCTGAAATGATTGACGGCGCGGTTGAGGTTCGCGGGGATCATTCTGCGGATGAGAAGGAAAAGCGCCTTTTGGGCTTTGCCGATGGCGATTATCGTGTCATTGTGACCAAGCCCAAGCTGGCGGGTTTTGGC